ACGACATTACGTCTGTCGTGTTCTTTACTGTCTAGAGATTACTATGGCTAGAGCGGCGACAAAAATGCCGAAACGCAACAAGCGTAATTTCCGTCCCACTAAAAGTGGGGCGGGAATGACGAAAAAAGGCGTGGCGGCATATCGTCGTATGAACCCTGGTAGCAAATTAAAAACTGCCGTTACCGGCAAGGTTAAAAAGGGTAGCAAAGCGGCGAAGAGACGTAAGTCGTTTTGTGCACGTTCTGCGGGACAAATGAAGAAGTTCCCCAAAGCGGCAAAAAATCCTAATAGCAGATTGCGTCAGGCTAGAAGACGGTGGAAGTGCTAACATGAAAATTCAGGAAGCAATAGCCCGGATAGAAAAGCACGAAGCAGAGTGTTCTCTTAGATACGAAGAGATACAACGTCGGCTAGAAGACGGTAAACAAAAGATGGATAAGCTGGACGCTAACATCTCAGCAAACTTTGAGTATTTGGTGGGTGTTATTATAGCGACAGCTTTGGTACCGTTTATAGAAAGATTGTTCTGATGGCGATATCTAGGTCGAGTATTCCTAAACAGATTACTAAACCGCCTCAGAAAAAGAGACGAAACGCGAAACGTAAGCGTAGAGTAAGGAAGGTGTAACATGTCAAAAAAGGACGCTTGTTATCACAAAGTCAAAGCCAGATACAAAGTTTTCCCATCAGCGTATGCAAGCGGAAGTATTGCAAAATGCCGAAAAGTTGGAGCAGCGAATTGGGGAAATAAAAGCAAGAATAAGACAGTTAGAAAAGCAAGTGGAGGATTGGTGCGCGGAGAGCCGAAGATCAGAGAAGGACAACGGTACCGCTACAGAACCACCAAGATTTACTGATGCCAGCTGTAAGAAAAACTAAAAAAGGATTAGCCCTCAAACGTTGGTTCAAAGAGGACTGGAAAGACGTTCGCACCGGGAAGAAGTGTGGTCGTCGCAAGGGCGAAAAACGCGGTACTCCTTACTGCCGCCCTTCAAAACGTGTTTCTTCCAAAACTCCCAAAACAACTAAAGAGATGACAGCCGCTGAAAAGCGTAGCAGAGTAAGACAAAAGAAAAGGTTGGGACAACCAGCTGGTAAACCCCGTAGAGTCAAAGCAGTCAGAAGGAGAAAGACGCGATGATGAAAAAACGAAAAGGCATGAAAAAAGGCGGCATGATGAAGTCGAAAGGCTATCGTCGCGGCGGTGCCGTAAAGATGAAAGCAAAAGGCATGAGACGTGGTGGTGCCGTTCGTATGAAATCCAAGGGCATGAAAAAAGGCGGTGCTGTTAAAAAGACAATGACAGTCGCTCAGATTCGTGCTGCGGCTAAGAAAAAAGGTTATAAGCTCGTTAAAGCCTAATGCCGTATCTTCAAAGCAACATCCCACACTTCAAGTGTTGGGTGCGCCGTGAATATACACACAACCATGAAAAGTATCATGGAGAGTTTCTTCATGCTATGGCGATAGCCGTGACTACGATGCCTTGTCGTAGTCTTAGTTTTCAGGTCATATTTACAGGCATAAACCCGGAGGGTTCTGAGGAGGAGAATGTCTACGGGGGCGCGATGTGGGCAAGAATGCCTATAACCGCTCTTGTTGCAGATGAGCCACTCGAGGAGTGGCCTGAACCCATGGCAGTGCATGACGCGCAACCATGGGATTGCTCTTCTCACAATCATTCTGTTTACGTTTTAGACAGAGCCACACCATGTCCCTGGTTGGCAAAAATAGATGGAGAAATGTACCCCGCAAAATATTTGTTTACTGTTGATTATGCGGAAAATGAAATCGCAGACGATCCTGCACAGCACAAACAAAGTCATGTTATGCACCTGTTAGATGCTGGTGAGTGGACAGGAAATATCGTGGCATTGCCAAATAATCGTGTTAGAGTGACACATCCAGCTTGGTTTGAGACAGGACAGGGTGCCCCAGATTTCAAGCCATCTGCACACATTCACTATTCAAAAAGTGATCTTGATTATACCTTAGATGTGAACAGGGTTTTTGATAATCTGTATAATGAGGAAGACTGATGGCAACTTCAAACTCACGAGACTTCGATCTTGATGTAGCAGAGCTTGTAGAAGAAGCCTATGAACGTTGCGGTCTTGAAATAAAAACAGGTTATGACGCAAAAACAGCGCGTCGCTCGTTGAACCTCATGTTTGCAGACTGGGCAAACCGAGGTATCAATCTTTGGACTGTACAGCTTGGCACACAAGCACTGACCGCAGGAACTACAGAGTACACACTCACAGCAGACGTTGTAGATTTGTTGGAAGTTGTGGTGCGCCGAGATAACACAGACTTTCAAGTTCAACGTATCTCAAGGTCGGACTATCAAAACTTGCCTAATAAGACCACTTCTGGACGGCCATCATCTATCTATGTAGACAAGCAGATTGCACCAAAGATTAATCTTTGGCCGGCCCCAGAAAACAGCACGGATGTTTTGAGGTACTATTTCATTCAACGCATCCAAGATGCTGATGCAGCAATCAACAATATGGACGCTCCTTTTAGGTTCTTGCCCTGCATGGCTGCTGGTCTTGCTTATTATCTATCAGTCAAAAAAGCACCAGATCGTGTTCAACTTCTAAAATCAATTTACGAAGAAGAGTTCCAACGCGCTTCTGATATGGACCAGGATCGTGTGCCAACTCGTCTGACACCCAGCTTGGATTACTTGAGAGTTAACTAATGACTCGTTTTGCGACAGGATCAAAGGCTTACGGCATATCGGATCGATCAGGATTCCGATATCGTTTGCGCGAGATGCGGAGAGAGTGGAACGGTGCTTTAGTTGGGCCCGATGAGTATGAGTCTAAACATCCTCAATTGACTCCACCCAGAAACGTGTTTGACTCAGAAGCTATTCGCAATCCAAGACCCGATTCTCAAACAGATACTTACTTTGGTTTTAAACCTGTTGGCGGGTTGAACCTACAGGCTAACGCATCTCTCGGCAAAGTAACGGTGACAACGTCATGAGTTTTACATTCGCAGAATTAAAAACAGCAATTCAAGATTACTCAGAAAACAGTGAAACAACGTTTGTGAATAATCTGTCTATTTTTATTGAAAACGCTGAACAGCGTATCTTTGAATCTGTGCAGTTGGAGTTTTTTCGAAGAAACGTTACCGCGAATCTGACTTCTGGCAATCAATACCTAGCAATGCCGGATGACTATCTGGCTTCATATTCTTTGTCTGTTACATCCTCTGGTGCCAAAAGTTTTTTGTTGATGAAAGATGTAAACTTCATTGAAGACTACAATCCAAATAGTTCGACAACAGGACTGCCTAAATACTACGCCGCCTTTACGTCGGACAACTTTATCTTAGCTCCTACACCGGATGCCGGGTATGAAGTAGAACTGCACTATTACTATCGCCCCACCAGCCTAACAGCGGGTGCTGATTCAGGAACAACGTGGTTAAGTACAAACGCTCCGTTTGCTATGCTTTATGGTGCTTTGATTGAAGCGTACACGTTTATGAAGGGTGAAGCGGATATCATCCAAAACTATGATCAAAAGTTTGTACAGGCCATAGGTCGTTTGAAAGATCTTGGTGAAGCCAAGCAAACGGGAGATGCGTATTACAAAGGACTGCTTGTGAGGCCAAAGAGCTAGATGTTTGAGACAAGTTTGAACTTACCCAAAGAACCGGTTGTAAGTGTGGGAACAACACAAAATCGCGGCTGGACAGTGGAAGAAGTAGCAGACAGATGCTTACAAAGAATTATTGCTGTTTCGGACAAGGCACCGCCTGAAATACGAGATCAAGCACTGGCTTTTAAGGAAGCAATACGCCCCTTGTTGATATTCTATATGAAAGAAGTCGTTAACAGCGATAGAACAACTGTGTATAATCTTATTCGTGATGCAGGACATCCTGACGTAGCGGAGTTTATTAGGAGGCTATAATGGCTATCACACAAGCAATGTGCACCTCTTTCAAAGTTGAGATTTTGAAGGCTGTACATAATTTTACTGCAAGTACTGGCAACACGTTCAATCTAGCTTTGTACACAAGTTCCGCAAGCCTGGATGCGGCTACCACTGCCTATACGACATCGAACGAAGTTTCTGGT